GGCAGAGGGACGCAAATACAAGCGTCTCCAAAGGGAAGCAAAAACCGTTGCCCATGCTTACAAACTTGTGGTAAGTTTTTACCTCGCCATCAAGTGAGTAGCTGGGACTGCGCGTGCGGTTCAGAAGTTCGAACCACTCCGGAGGTAGCAAATTCCGGACGACTTCAGTGGCTAGTGTATCACTAGCAGAGCTTAGGTCTATCGTGCAGTACGGATCAGCTTCATCCATTGAACCAAGCATTGCAAGCTCTTGGTTCTTAACTTGGTCGCTAAGATCAAGTCCCACCCTTTTGAGGCGGCTCTTGAGTTCCGAGTCGATACCATGTTGGACAAAACTGTTCAATGTCGGTTCGACAGCGATGGCCCTGTGGGTCTTTGCTGTCTTCGGGACAAAAGATATTTTATTATAGCTGGTAGACGCACTCTTATGTGTGACAAATGATTCGAAAAAATCCCTATCCTGACTAAGAATCAAGTCCTGATAGGATTCACCTAGCGCCTCACGATCATATGATCGGTAAGGTGCTAGACTCCTTGAAAGTATGAACTCTCTCATATGGAGATTCGACCATAAGCCACCAAGTGCATACGGTAGGCATCCAGGAGAAACGGACCAAGTCTCGGCAAGAAGCTTCCTGCCAATATTGGTTGCATTTCCGTGCACTCCTATAGATGCTCCTTCACTAAAATCCATCTGGGAAGCAATCGAGTACAAGTTAGGGCTTTCACCCACTACGTACTGTATCCACTTTCGAGCAATATTAAGCTCGGTGTGGAACTTCCGTCCAGAGCCCTTGTTGTAGGCTCGGAATATTCGATTCACCCTTTCGCAACGCCTTTCGGCAGATTGAAATTTTAACTTTGCAGCGCTCTCCGGGTCTAAACCTGTAAGAGCCTGGTCAAAGGGGTATTTTCGAATCAGATTTGCAATCTGATGCATCCGGTAGTGCAACTCCGGATCGCCATACACTGTAGAGGCGGTAGCATCAGCCCAAGCGACTAATTCACGGAACATATCGAGCTTTAAATAAAGCAAGACTCGAGTCTCCGTCATTGGGTCGTATGAGTTCGAAGTGACAGCTAAACCAACAACATCCTTAAAGATCAGGATCGAGTTGGGGACGTGGAACCGGCGTAATGCCAGTCGAGTACGTTGTAGGGATTTCATAACGATCTCCTTTCTGTGTGACATGCTTGTTAGCAATGTCAGGGCGTAAGACGAGCAACAGCACAAATAGTGCCATTGCCGCCGTTGCGATGACTCTCACTCCTCAGACCAACCGGTTAGTTGGATAAATTGAGTTGTTTGAGGAGAGTCTTTGCAGCGGCGTTAGCCCACCAGGAAGCCTGGTCTGCACAAAACGTATCCACATCAGCTGCAGCGGTGCCTACTGGAACACTGATCTCGTGATTGGCAATCAAATCGCCACTCACGGTCAAGGCCCCAGTAAGAGTTACCGTTTTAACCTGCTTTACACGAGCGCGCGCAACACCACTTAGAGTCTTAGTCGGTTTCGGATAAGTACGCCCCAATTCGAAGCGGTCCTTTACCGTAATCGTATTGGCCGGCCCAACATAGGGCTGGTTATTCGAATTACTGGCCAGATCAGCGGTGTAAGCGCGTGTGTTAATGGTGAGAGACATGAGGAAAAATTCCTTATAAATTGATCCATGATTAATAGATCCTTTGATAAACTAGGGCAAATACGTCAGCCAACTGTAAAAATTCTCCCGCCATCGTACGGATGTTATCCGTTCGAATAGTAAGAGCAGGTGGACCAACGTAATCGAAACGCTGTTTTGTCACGACCCTAGAGCGAAGGTTTCCTACAGCTGCACGATCTTGCGTATAAAGCGCAACAGAACTTGTACCAAAGGTACGAGCTATGTCTTGCGTTTGCGTTATGGTCGTGTAGCTTAGGAGAATTTTCGTACCGCCTCTTGGTGTAAGAGCCCCAATAAAAGAGCTCACATTCAAGAATCTATCTACAATAAAGCTTAGTGGTATTAACTGCCACGCAGCCTTTGGAATATCAAGAGCCGTAAGGCCCCATTTGTCCTCGTCAGCACTGAAGTAATGCTCATAGAGAAATCCTGAGCGTATTTCAACAGTACGATGACGATTATCAGTCCAATTGTAGGTTATGCCAGCAGCAGTAAGAGTACCCACCCACGAATCATCCCCAGACCTAGAACTTCTAGATCTTGAGGTTATCCGAGGAGAGTGCCCGGCGGCGGTAAGTGCAAGTGCAATTGCTTCAGCTTCACGAACTAATGGCATCAGCCCAAATCGAAATTCTAGATAAAGGCTTGCCAGACGGTCCAAAAGTTCAGCGGCATGCGATGAAATACTCGCATTTCGCCTCATCTCAAGGACCGTTGTTTCGGA